CCCCGGTTCCGTCCTCGCCCTGCAACCATTCCGAGGACGTTTTATCGTCAACGGTAACGGTGGTCTTTTCATTCAGCAGCAGGGAGGCCCAATCCTCGGCGATACGCTTTGCCATGCCGAACGAATATAGTTTCCTCTGCCGGGGCGCACCGTCTACGCCCAGCTCCCTGTAAGAATGGGCCTCTTTTACATAGCCCATCCACCACCCCCGCCAAGTGCGGATCGTGGAATAATAAGCCGTATCGAGCTTGCAGCCGAGTTTCTTACCCAGATATTCAGCCGCAAGCCCGATTACATCTTTTCCGTTGTGTTCCATATTGTAAGCTCCTATCTTCTCGGGGTAAGCTTCGGAATGAAGCGCGAGAAACTATACTCAAATGCGTCGCAAGTATCAATGTCCGTTGTGAAATCGTCCAACCGCTGCTCTATTCCTTTTTCAGCCGCCTTTTTATCCCACATAGCCGTCCGGAGTGCGTTAATCACCTGATTGCATGAACGAAGGATATATAGTCGGTCTGTATTAAGCAGTGTATTGGTACAGATTATACGGTCGATAATACGGCCTTTTTCACTGTCGCCCACTTGCACGGGTAGTCCTGCATCCTTTACCGCTTTCCTCATGCCAGTTATAAGATACTGCTCTGCGCAATCCGCGAAAACATACCGCACCGGTGCTTTGTATTCCGTTTGCAGTTCACGCACAAAACGGACAAACTCGTTATTGAGCCTGTCCGCGTCTATGGTTCCCTTTGCACCATCCAAGCAGTAGTTTTTGATAACTCCAATGCCGTTGAAATTCTTATGAAACGCCGTCGCTACAAACGTAGTCTTTGACGTTACGCCGCCGAAGTCTACACCGACGGATATAAAGTCCATTGGTGTTTTCTTCTGCTCTTCTTCGCTTTCCCATACCGCATCCCTCAACCATTTTTCCGGGTTGTTCGCGAACTGCTCATAACACAGACCATCCGCTACCACCCACTCGCCGAGGATAAAACGCTTGTAAAATACGCCTGTGTATTCGCGTTTTAGATTCTCGATATACGCCGGGTCAAGGTACGGGTTATCATCTATCAAAAATTTACGCTGGTACAAATCCAGCTCGGCCCCGCGCTGTAAATACTTTACGTTGAGCCAGTGGCCGGGGTTATCCGGGTTTGTGCTTCCAAACAGCTTTGCACCCGGCATTGACAGACGGGAAAGCAGCATTGTGAAAAAGTCCTCGGTAAACAAAGTAAGCTCGTCACAGTATGCACCCTGTAGCGTCATGCCTCGGATTTTACCCTCGGCGCGTACATCGTTTACGCCTTCAAGATATATCCTGTGCCCGAACAATACGCCCTCTTTGCTGCTGGTGCTGTACCGGAAGTTCTTTTCACCCACAAGGCTCTGTAATAGGTCGAGGCAATTACGCTTTAACGACGTTATAGTTTTAGCCACCATGAGATATTGTGCATCCTGCGGCATTGTAGCCACCCACAGTGCCCATACTACAAGGGTTATCCATGTTTTGCCCGAACGGACAGAACCCTCCAGAATGTTTATACGGGACAGCTCCCCGCGTTTCATGGCCCGGACGAACTCGGCTTGTTTCGGTGAAAAGAAATCACTCAATGTTCTTCACCGCCTCAACGATCTTGTCCATAATACCGGGCTTGTCGGAGGAATACGCCTCGGAAGTCTTGGTAAACTTATCAATGATTATCCCCGCAGCCGTCGCGATCTGCGCCAGCGTTGCGCCTTGCAGCTTCGCCGGGTCTGCAAGGGCTGTGAGGTAAAGGTCTAATATTTCCTGCGCTTGCCTTTTCCTGCTGTCCATGTATTCCAGCATTTCAAGCGTGTTCTCTTCCTTTTTTTGCGTCGCCTTTTGTACGATGTTCGGGGCATTAAGTACAACCCGCTTCACTGTATCGGTTGACACCTGATTTTTTCTCGCCGTGGCGCGGTAACTGTCCAGCTCCACATAATCAGCGACAATTTTCTTTTTCTGTTTATCTGTAAGTCGTGCAGCCACGCTCACCACCCCTCAACTCCGCAAAGCGGAACGTATTCTTGAAATTGCTTTTTATCGCCTCTGTATCTCCCTTGTAAAAAACAAGCACGTTTTGATGCACCTTTGTTATTTTTCTTTTGGCCTCGAAGGTTTTCCCGGCCCTCATTGGAGCCGTGCCGTACTGTTCAAGTAAAACACATTCGTTGTACAGCGCGAGGCCGTTTTCACGAAATATTGTCTTTGTCCCGCCTATAAAATCACGGTACGCGCCTTTCCCGTCTCTTATATCGCCCACCACAAATACAGCGAAACGGTTCTGTTTCAGTTTCCTGCATGAAACTGTGATAATCTCCCGGTATGCCTCTATAAAATCCTCATAGCTCATATTTGAGAGGTCGCACGGGTGGTCGCTGTATTTCTCCAAGTTATGGTACGGAGGGCACGAAAAAAGCAAGTCCGCAGTTTCGTCCGCAATGTACGAATCCGCGTTCTTGCTATCGTCGCAGTACCAGACAGGGCAAACGCCCAGCTTGTCCGCGTTTATTTGGTTCGCGTCAACTTGCCTTTGGGATAAGTCTATCCCGGTATATTTCCGCCCGAGCATTTCAGCAACAACGCCGCGCACGGAGCCACCGGCGAACGGGTCAAACACCGTCCCGTTTTCCGGGCAAAACCAATTATATATAACTTCGCATAATACGGGGTCGAATATGCTGGTTCCGGTAAGACTCATACCGTTCTTTTGGGCCAGCGTTTCCAAACCGCCGCCAAGTAAACCACTGCCCCGGCCCACCTCGCTCTGTAACCCCATATCTTTCCATTGTTTTTTCCTTTTTTGCCAATACCCCTGTTTGGTATCAAATATAGTTACGGGTGGGTATTAGGTAACGCTCTTGCAGTGTACCCATGCACTCACTCCCTACTGTTTTATATATGCCCTGCGGAATTGCACCGGGCCAGCGACCGAGCCGCCGGAGCCACTTCTTACGGGCTGTGGCTTATCACTTGAAGGGAGAAACGGCAAAAAAGCGAAGAGGACACGGCCCCCCCCGCCGCGCCCTCTCTGCATCTCCGCTTATTACCATAATACCACGGATTTTATAATACTGTTTCCGCGTTTTTTCCGCACTTTCAGTGGTCAACCGTGCCGCACGTTGCAAGGGCGAATTTCCTCAATGCCTCGCTTTTCATGTCGTAAAGCTTGGTCTTTTCGACAAAAAGCTCACTGCAAAGACGCTCAATATACCCGCGCTGCCTGTTCATGTAGAACAGCTCCAATATACGCTGCTCTTCTTTGCTCAGAACGGCAAGGGCTTTTTCTGTTATTGCTGTTTCCATCTTCGCTATTTCAAGGTTTCGTTTGAGGTTGTCCCGCTTGATGATATTTCCGACGAGCATATCTTCCCGGCGGTTTGTGCCGCCCTGCACCGGTTCACTGTCCGTTGTCGCAGATCGTATGGCCCCGTATTGCAGTTCCAACGCCTTTAACTCCTCCGGGATAGTTTCCAGTGCCATTTTCCGCGCGGAATAATCCCGCAATCTGTTAATTGCAATGCTCAATTCTTTACTCACGTTTACGCCCCCTTAAGGTAGTCAAGTATAAACTCCGCTGCTTCCTGCCAACCCCTACAACAGGCCACCGCATAACCCTGCTCCAAGAGCTTGTCCATCCATTCGGCCTGTGCCGGTGATATCCTGCCGCCCTTTATGCGTTTAAGCTCGATATATGCCCCATGGTTGTTTCCTCGGGGCACGGGTAAGCAGACATCCGGCACACCGCTTTTTACGCCCTGCCGCTTTAAATTTGCGGCCTCGGCCTTGTTCCTGCTGCCGCCGTTGGGGACATGGTACATTAAAGCCAGCTCCGGGTATTTGCCTAACTGATATTCCGCCCATTGGAATAACGCCGCCTGTTCCTCCGCTTCCAGCGGTATGTATGCCACATTACCCACCTCCCACGAAATTTATCGTTATATCATGCTCGGCTTTCAGCGCGTTTACAAAATCCTCCGCCCGTGCATACTTTTTGTTAACGCTGTCTGCCGCATAGTTGATCTCCCGCGCGAACTGCTCCAAATCATCGTCGGAAACGTCGTGCTTGTTTTTCAGCACATCCAGCACAAAGGCTATGCAGTCCTGTATACCCTGCTGCCACCCCTTGTGCCACGCTTTGTTATAGTCCGCCAGAGACACCGGATGTTTACGGGGATTAGTCTTTTTCGCCATCGTTGTTCTCTCCCATGACTTCATTTTCTCCAATCTCGTATCATCATCACAACCAGAACGCCTACAAAGGTAAAGAACATCGCAAGGTAAACCAGTATTTTGACCAGCATTGTAATACCCTCCAATATCTTTTGAGATATATTTTTTCAGCGTTTTATATCTTCGGAGATATACAGTTCCGGGTTGTCGTGGATATTGCCGATGACTTCATGGCCACCCCACCTTTCGTCAAACGAAAGCGTTCCATACTCACCCGATACATACCACCCATTCCCAGAAACTACTTCTTCGTCATCACGATACTGACCGAATTTTACGGCAAGGATTTTTCCTTGATAACTTTTGATAATATCCCCCTCAAAAATCTTCTTGCCGTTCTGATCGTGCAGCCCTGTGTACTGGCCTACGGTTTCGGAGGCAACACTGAACATGCCTGTTCCCTCCGGGAAGTCTCTGACGGCAAAAATCATTGTATCTTCACCGAGTAACACCAGTGAACCTTCTACCCATTCGTCTTGGTCGGCCAGCTTTCCACGGAAAAGTATTTCACGCATTGTCAGCCCTCCTCTTCGTGCCACTTACAATGTTGCTTTGCCGGGCAGGTGTCGCATTCCCAAGAAGGTTCAAAACAAGCCCAGCCTAAATCACGAACAAGCGCAATTCTTATTTCGCTATCGTACCAATCAATCTCTGAGAACCCCTTGTACAGCCTGTCGGCTTCCGGCATTCTCTGCACTCGTATGTCGATATATTGGGCATCCTCGCAACTTTCGCACGATAACGCTATTGTTTTTGCTTGCGTAGCGCTTTCCGCAAATACGATGGTGGCACAGTCGCTGTCCTTTTCACAGGCACGATATGCTTTCGGCGATTTCCGTTTTAAAATCATTCTTCCCGCCTTTCTCCGTAGCTGCAAAAATCGGTTGGTTCGGTATATGCCATCATACTCAACAAAGGGCATTCCTCATCATTGTCGTGCTTCTTGCAATCAGAACAGAACACCACACGAGCCATGTCAACGGGCATCAAGTCCACAAATTCGATGTCATTTTGTGCTATACTTAACGCTTTCGCTTGTTCGGTGGTAGCATCTTCCCACATCTTACCGAGGATGTGATAGGCTTCACTCCGCTTCATGTACTACCCCCCTTTTCAGCGCCTCCACCATCCGTGCGATATCCGGCTTGGCCTCTTCCATAAGCTCGTCCCATTCCCCGGCGTAATCGTATGTCACAGCATCGTCCGCTATGATTCGCTCCACATAGCCCGCCAACATAGGCAAATCCTTTTCGTAGCAATGAAAACTGTTTGCCCGGTGGACGTAGGTTCCGACAGGTACGCCCAGTTCGTCGGCGATTCGCTTTTGGAGCATGATAAGGGCGAAGGCGTTCATAAAGGCGGCCTTGCAGGCATCGTTGGAGCGGAAAAGCACTTTGCAGTGGAGCTTGCCCTCCCGGATAAAATACTGGATGTTCTGGAGGCAGGCCGGGTCATCGTTTCCGAGGTCTTTGCCCCAATCCCGCACGTCGATAACAGCGCGGCGGGTATCGGGATTCCGGCGCAGCTCTGCAATTACAAGGGGAATCTGAGCGGCCATGCGCTGGTGGTATGTGTACGGCCAGTTGCCACGCTCCACCTCAAAGTCCAGAATACCGTCCAGCATTTCCTGACGGTACTGTTCCAGCTCCCGAGGCCCACCAATAAAGCACCGGGAAATCATCGGCTCTTCCAGCGGATGGCGCACAATCATGGTCATAGATAGTTCTT